CCTCGCTTGTGCGAGGTCACCTTAGGTGATCATCACCGTTCCGTTGTGTGTATATGTGGTTACCAACTCGGACTTCCACCGTTCCCACTAAGACTATTTACATTTATGCGTACAAGTCAACGACTGGTGCGCCTTATGTACCTAATCCGTGGGGTTCTCTTAACTGTGAAGGGATTGTATCGTCTTTTGAGGCGATGAATTCCTCCACCGGAAAGAGCCGCAAGGAGTTTCGAAACTGCCAGCACTATAAAGTGCAGCGTAAGATACTCACTGAGGCTATAGACGGGCAAGATTCTTGGGTTAATCCCTCGAATCATTCGCTCGGCTATTGGAACAATTCTCCCATACCAAGCAGTCATGCTTATGCCGGGGGAAACGGTGGTGATACGAACATGGTACCTACCCTTGGACCTTGGGGAAACGCCACTCTTGGCCTTCCCCTTTTGTACTATGAAACTTCGACGTTTCGAGGAATCCTCGATCCGGCGAATCTTCAACAGTTAATACAGCAGTCATTGACTGCTATGTTACCTGGTATTAGGCCTTCTCTAAGTCTCCCTAACTCAATTTATGAGCTAAAGGACTTTAAGAGCCTAACAAGTACGATCAACAAGATGCGATCTCTTGGAAACTTTACAGTTTCCATTGGACAGTATCTTCGTCGATTGGTTCGAAGTGGGTCGGATGCTTATCTGCAACAGCAGTTCAACATCCTTCCATTACTGCGAGACCTTAGCGGGATTCAAACCGCTATCGTCACGGCGAAGAGAGAACTTAACAAGCTTCTCTCTAACGCGGGTAAGATAAAGTACGCACACTATGTGTGCCCTTTATTGGATTCGTATAATGATCAGATCGTTTCGTATGATCGTACCCCAAGCACCTCTGTGGTGCCCACGGTTATGACTACGAGGCGTCAGACTTATTATACTACCCGTTCGTTTCATGCTACTATAGAGTACTCATATAATGTGAGTAATCTCTCCGGTCTCAGTAATGAGATGGCGGCGCTTCTAGATGTCCTTGGGGTGAATTTGAACCCTCAAATCATCTGGAACGCGCTTCCTTGGAGCTTTGTGGTTGATTGGGTCATTCGTGTAAACAAATGGCTCGACAACTTCAAAGTTAGTAACTTGGAACCAACAACATACATACATCAATACTGCTGGAGCTCGAAGGTAGAAAGAGAAATCCTTCTATCTATCGGGTTTCCTGGAGTATTAGACGTACAACGGATCACTGAATCTGCGTATAGACGTCAGGTTACAGTGCCGGATTACGTTAGGATAATTGAATTATCCGGGCTAAGCTTGAAAGAGTTTAGTCTCGCAGCTGCCCTCGGGTTATCCCGATTGTAAGCCTGCCACACCACAAGTTCGCCATATCTACTTAAATGGCAAAAGCATGTAATGTTACCTGCAAACCTGACCACGAACGAAGTGAAGAATGCAGCTGGTACCGAGGAAGAATTCCTCGGGCTGTCGACAGAGGGTCGTAAGCGTATCTTCGCCAAGAGTGGCGAAACACCTAACCTACCACACCGTATTACTGTTTCTCATCAAGAAACAGGAACTGGTGTGGCCTTGCGGAGACGCAGTCTCGTCCGGATCGATAAAACGATCGCGGGCGCTTCTACGGATCCTCGAGTAGTCAGTGCTTACGTTGTGTGCGATATTCCCGTTGGGGATCTCGCCGCACTCACCGAACCAAAAGCTGTTTTGGCTAACCTGATGAGCTTGGTAGCTTCATTAGGTGCTTCAACAACTATTCTGTACGATTGTACAGGGTACGGTGCCGATGCCTTGATCAATGGTTCTCTTTAAGAACCGAAGATCAATTCTTCGAGGTTGTATCATGATCTCCCTAATATTGCTATTAGGGGGTTGTGCTACTGGTCGTTTGAGGATAGAAGTAGGTGATGAAGGTCTTTTGATTAAGACTTTCCCATCTACCGGTCTACCTCCTTCTGACAATTAGGAGTATTTACTTATGAGAATGTTGGTTTTATTTGTTGAGAATGAAGCAGACGAATTAATGATTCGCTCCTACATTTCTCGCCTCATGAAAACAGCAACCATTTCCGCCGTTAGCAGGAATGCTAATCGCGTAATTGGTCATCATCCATGCTTAATCGCATGTGGTAATGTCTCATTAGTAGAGTACTCTGATACAAAAGCTCAGGGTTTGGATTCTTCCAAACCTTGAGTCCTCTTCGTGTCATGATAGGTCAGTGGGTAGCTCATGCTCTGAGAAAGGATACCATATGGTACCTACTAAGAGCTCAGATCCGTATATACAGATCCTCGCCACCTTGCTGACCGACGTTCAAACGTCATTCAGTGAAGTGATTACACCACGAGCTTGCCGCCTCACCATTTCAAAAATGGAGAAGCGTTTCGCTCGGGAAGGAATCAGTTTTCTCACGAAAACTCTGCCCCGCCTCGGTAAAGCCTTTGATAAGGCTTTACTGGCTAAAGAACCGTTTGACTGCCTTAACTTCGAAAGAAGTCAGGGTAAACTCCCTAGGTTTCTAGGTGAGTTATTCATTCGGGTCTTTAGTTACGATGGGACAGTCCTTCCGTCACCCTGTGTGACAAGCATCAGGTACATAAGACAAATTCTGTACTTGTTTTACAAGTTAGAACTGCCTTATGACCAAACACTCAAGAACGAAGTGGCAAATCAGTTCGAAAGAACTGACGCGTCACTGGCCGACTACAACAAAACGTTCGCCTCGATGGCGGACGCTTTGGATTGCTGCCCTAGCGGTTACGATAGGATTTTTCCTATCTTATCCCGTAGGGTGGTCCGCAGAGCCAGACGATTACTCGCAAGAGTTTTCTCTGGCTTTTCTCCTGAGAATATTCTACCTCGGCACGGACCCGGAGTTGTTTCTACTAAGGAACAACTTGAGGGTAAGTACCGGTTTGGTAGGATTAATCCTCGTATACAAGCTGTGTACCCTTTTGATGCGTATTTTTGTGCATCTCAGGGACATGTTTGCGATACTTATCCGCAATTCGCGGATAAGGAAGAAGTAGAATCTAAAGCACGTGTTCTTCTCGTGCCAAAAGATTCTCGCGGTCCTCGTCTTATCTCTTGCGAACCCCTTGAATTTCAATGGGTTCAACAAGGTTTAGGACGTGCTATTGTGGATTGGGTTGAGCGTCACCGCCTTACAAGGTGGAACGTTCATTTCACTAACCAACAGCCCTCCCAGTTTGGGGCCCTTTTAGGGTCCTCGACTGGTAGGTATTCTACCCTTGACCTCAAAGAGGCCAGTGATAGAGTAACTGTAGGTTTAGTTAAACTACTGTTTCCATCTAACGTTTTTCGTTATTTGGACGCTTGTAGGAGTTTAGGTACAACGCTACCAAGTGGTAAGAGTATCGAACTCCAAAAGTTTGCGCCAATGGGGTCAGCTTTATGCTTTCCCGTAATGGCACTTACTATATGGAGTCTCTTATCATCAAGTAGTAGTGATGCGGATGCTCGTAAGAGCATCTTAGTGTACGGTGACGACGTAGTTGTCCGAGCTGATCAAACAGCGAACGCAATTACCACATTGGAGTCATTCGGTTTATTAATCAACCGTGACAAAACATGTGACCATGGGTTCTTCCGAGAATCGTGTGGCATGGATGCCTATAAAGGTACCTGTGTCACACCAGTTCGAATTCGAACATTATGGCGTCCTCATCTCGCCGCTGACGTATATACTTCATATATCGAAACCTCGAATATGATGTATTATAACGGATACATTGCTACTAGCAACTTGATTGCTAGTATGGTACAGAGCCTTTTTGGTCCCGTACCCTCGAAAGACATGCAATTAGCATGTCCATCCTTAGCATGTATCACTGGGAATCACCGAGCATTCCGACGGCGTACGAACAAAAGTCTGCAAAGACTTGAGTGGTACGTTCCGGAGGTCTACTCACGTCCAATTAATAGGGTTACTGACGGCTGGTCGATGTTGCTAAGGTTTTTTACCGAAGCAAGTCGCGGCCGCCAGGATCCCTGGACGAATGATAATCCTAGCAGGAGCGGAGTGAAGGTTTCGGGTTCTCTTTTCCAAGAGACGCCCGAGCCATTCTCCGTCAGGCAGTACACGCGTCGGAGCACCAATTACTTGGTGCACCGGTGGCGAGCTCAAAACACAAGTTACTATAGCAAGTAACATATGTGTGGCCAAGGAGGGCAGCAGAAGCTACCCC